GAAGTCGTTCACGATGACAGGGATGCCGTCAAACGCTGGGACAGGGTGGCCGAAGTTTTCGATCTCAACCATCTGAGCAGTGTTGCCGCCCATTGCGCGAAGCAGGATGCGGATCGCTCTCCAGGTGCCTTTACGCATAACCAGAGCGTCTGCGCCGTTCTTGACCATGTCAAGAAGCTGGTCCAGAAGTTCCAGAGTGATAGGACCGCCGTCTGTGTCAACGCCGAATGTCATGCCTGCATCGACCAGGTTAGGCAGACCGTCGAAAGACTTTGTGCCCGCTGTGCCGTTGGCAACCTGTGCGTGGAAGATGCGACCAACGCCTTTGGCTTTGGCTTGCAGCTGAGTGACAACCTGATCGTTGGTGTCGCCCATTGTTTCGATGAGGAACTTGTCGATGTCCACGTCGCCAGCCAGAATGCGCAGCTTCGCAGTGACTTCGGTGAACGTGCTCGCCTCTTCGTTGATCACTTCGTTTGGATCAATGAAGTCGGCACCGGAAAGAGTTGTTTCGCGGTTGTAGACCAGCGCTTTGGAGTTCACCTGCGAAAAGGGCAGCATGGCGAACATAGCGTCACGGTCGATAATTTCTTCAACAACGCCCTGAAGCAGGGTGTTATTGCTGAGCTTTTCAGCTTCGGCTTTCAGCAATGGCATTTTGACTCTCCTACGAGTTAGACTTTGAAATACGTCACAGCTGACTTAGCAATTTCTCTATGCGGATCAGCGCAGCAACATCCCTCGCCAGTCTCTCGGGTCGGTCAGTTATGCCATAGTATAACAAATGTGAGGCAATTATGCCACAGTCACTTGTAAGAAAAGTAAGTTACAGGTTATTTTTCAACAATCTCTTATAAAATATGGCGCATATTCAAGATATTGAGGCAAGACTTCTTGATGTCTTGGCATAATTCGCTCAACAAAACGAATCAGTGGTGACTTATGGGACTGGTTTGACCCAGCCCCATATGTTTAGATTTTCAGAGTGTCGGGCATATCGATGCCCTTCAGAAGATCGCGCACACCTTCTGAGATTTTGTCACGAGAGGTGATACTTGTGGGCTTACCGGTTGGCGGCTTGCCGTCACCTGGCTTGCTTTCAGCTCCAGGTGTGATCGTCGCTGTCAGAATGTCATCCTTCTCAGGGTCAGCCTCGATGATCCGACGCATGGCTTCGTCAAATGCTACGGGGTTGCCTTTGGAGTCGACCAGCGGAGAACGATCTTCAGTCCCAGAAGGCTTATCGTAAGCAATGACCTTGCCGTCACTGGCTTCGAAATGCGAACCATACAGAAGTCTCGCCTTGTTTGGCGTATAGACTGTCTGGTCCTTGATGAACTTCGAACTCGCAAACTGTGTGCCCACGGTCAGCTCTTCGATGATCCTAGCTGCCTTCGTCAACTCGGACTTTGTGGTTTCCAGTTCAGAAGACAGGCTTTCCTTGATCTTGGTCATCTGCTCTTCATGCTGTTCAGCCATCTGAGTGCGCAGCTTCTCAAAGTCGCCACGCTCAATTGCCGCCTTCTCTTCTGCCTGACGTTTGGCTTGTTCAGCTTCCGTCTCGGCTGCGATCATTGCCTGATACTTCTCAGGGTCAATGTCGCCAAACTTTGCTGCAAGCTCTGCGGCTTTTGCTTCAGCAGCCTTGCGAGCTTCTTTGTGCTTCATCAAATCCTTCAGAAGTGCGGCTTCTGCATCTGATGGCTTGGAGTCTGCTGGCGGATCGGTAGGTTTGAGATCAGCTGGCGGGTCGGCTGGTTTTGAGTCAGCTGGCGGGTCGGCTGGAGGATCGTCGTTGACGCCTTCAGCGCCTACTGATCTGCGAAAACCTGGGTTCGCTGCGTAAAATTTCATCCATGCTTGCGTGTCGTATGGATTGGTTGGCTGTTTCGTTGCGGTAGAAAGATTCATTGTAGCTCCTGTGATTATAGACCATTCTCTCGGTCTTTGACGTTCATTCTCTTGAACGGCGAGGGTAGTAGAGCGGTTTATTCCGCTTCTTTGTTATTTTGACCTTGCTTGTTTTCCGCCTCTGGCTTTGCCTGGCTCTTCAAAGAGGTGGTGGTGTTTGTCACATCGACCTCTTCTTCTTTTGGCCACTCTTCGAGTTCCTTCTCGATGATGTCCTTCAGCTCCTTGCGAAGAGCTGGGAACAGCTTGTCGATCAGCTTTCCGAATTGATAACGGCGAAGTTCGTCTGGTGCGCCCAGCAGCGTCAGGCGATTGGCGACATCGAAGTCGTCGTACAACCCGCGTGTATCAAAGTCGTCGGAATATTTGACGAGCTTTGTGCCTTCAGGCATTGGCTTGCCGTGCCAGCGCATAACGATCTGCGCGACGCGATTTTCAACAGAGGCAAGTCTATCTGCCTTTGCCTTCAGCATGGTGTTCATGCGGTCAAAGTCATAAGCCTTGGCGACACCTGAACTGTTGTCGATACCAGCAGCGTTGTCCATTTTGGTACGCTCGCCGGCCATGCCGATAGAGTGATAAATCTCGGTGATGATCTTTGTGACCACGCTGAGAATGATACCCGCTTGTCGCGGATCTGGTGAGATGTATGACGGACCCTCGCCGCCTTCGCCGTCGTATGCGAAGATGCGTTTGGTGCCCAGCTCAACAACTCTGGAATACATGTCTTCAGCGCCTTCAAGAGACTGAACAGGAATGGTCAGTGTTGAGAAGGTCTGGTCTTGAATGATCGCATCCAAGTTTGAAAGATAGTTGGCGTTGGCTCTGTCGAGATACGCGATGTCATCGATCAATGCGGCCGAGTGATACAGGCTGTCGCTTTCGCGGTCCCTGGCTGGGACGACGGGGACAATGCCAAGACCATGCTCCACGGAACTGATCTCTTCCACGATCATCTTCTTCTTGGCATCTGAAGACGAAGACGCGGAAGGTTTGAAGCGATGCAGCTGAACGCCAATCGGCTTCAAGAACATGTCCTGACCGATCTCGCCCTTGTTTGGCAAACGCACCTTGTACAGATACGAATGCGTTTTCGTCCAAAGACGATAGCACCCGTATTCGTGGTGATCGGTTTCAAAGAAGTCGCCATCGTCGCGGTTGATCTCATGGATCAAAATCCAGTTGATCTCCCCGTGATCGTCAAAGGAGACGTTGAGAACGTCTTGAGGTCGAATGACATAGGCGTAGACGCGAGCGTTTTGCTCCTTGGCTTGAGAGCGTGACAGTTTCTTGCCGTCTGGGTTTGGTTTGGCTGAGCTGTCAATTACAACATAAGGCTGTCCAAAGATGGAAACAGCTTTATCAACCTGGCGCATCAGAGTGTCGATGTCATCGCTGCCTCTGGTAGCTTTGCCCCAAAATTGCTTCAGCTCTTCTGGGGAATCCTCATGGCGTGAGATGTCAGATTTGAAGACGTACTTGGTGACAAGGTCGACAACTTCGCGAGTGTGATTGAACCTGTAAGAGCGCTTTTTGCGTTCCTGAAATTCTGTATCGCCTTCACGAACGTACTGAAAGATGTTGGACTCAAACCAGTTGCGCCCGCCATTGTATGTCTCTTCGACAAAGTTCCAGTGTACCCTCAAACTTTCGTAAGTGGGGTGTCTGCGATTAAACAGATTTGGATCGATGTCTGTGCGAATGATCGGGGCCATGATGATATCCTTTCCGCAAGTATACCTCAGCGGTGACTTATTGTGAAGCTTAAATAGAGACGCCCAAGACACGCAACTCGCGAACCGGAAACTCGATTTCGACGCCATAACCGTATGCGTCTGTCATGTGTTCCACGCTGTCTGCTTTGTTGATGTCGTTGGAGTCTTTCTTGTACTGAGTTTGCTCCAGAGACTTGATGAATTCCTTGCAGCTGTGATCGATCACGGTGCGAACTGTACCGTCCGCAGACATCAGCATCCTGTTGACCGAGTTGACGCGATCCCTGATGCGCGGATGCTTGCGGCGATACTTCAGACGCTTGAAGCCCTTCTGCCTCAAGATGGAGAAGTCTGAATCCCCACGGCTTGTGGTGGACCGCGATCCGCCAGCTGGGTCGGGATAGATGACCAAGTTCTTCTTGTGACGCCAGTATCTGCGCTCAAGCTCCTCTGACATCTCAAAGGTGTTTGAGTTCCGAAGGTAGACTTCATCAAACACCTTGATGATTGCATTGGGGCCCGGATCATGGATCTGAAACAGAACGGCCGACATTGGCTGAATGTTGAAGTCCATGCCAACTCTGATCGGCAATCTGGGATCGTACTTGACCCGCTTGACGTGCTTGTTTCGGTCAAAGGCGTGGTAAACGCGGTTCGACATTGTTTCAAAAGAAGCCTCGAATTCCTGACGAAACTCTTTCTCCGACATGTTACGTCGGGCTTCATCGATCTCTTCGGGCAGAATGAAAGGCGAGGTGATTGTCTGAAACTGCCAACCGTCCCAGGTCGGGTCTTCCATGCTCTGACCGCGCATGTAATGCTCGTAGAGATGGTTGAACGATTTAGGCGTACCAATGAAAAGGGCACGACCTCTGGTAGATGCCAAAGTAGGCTGAATGACCGTGTTCCAGGTCTCGGGACGCATGTCCTGAAACTCGTCCAAAACAACAAAGTCCAGACCAACGCCTCGAAGCGTGTCTGGCTTATCCGCACCCTTGAGTGCAATCATGGAGCCGTTCTTGAGCAGGATGCTCATCTGGGTTTCGTTGATCTTCTTAACCCATTTACGTGGAATGGTCTCTTTCAAGTCTTCCCACATAATCTGTCGCGCCATTTGATATGTTGGCGCGATGTACCAGATGAGCTTCTTGGGTCGTTTGGCTTCGCGGATCATCTCCATTTTGGAAAGCTGTGTTTTACCCCAGCGACGGCCTGCAACGACTGTGCGATAACGCGCCGTCGAGTTGTAGACTTCCATCTGACGTTTATGCAAAAAGGCCCAGTTGGGTCTTCCCCCTCTTGGACCTTTTGTCATCTGTAGGGGCAGTTGAAGCTGCATTAGTCTTCGCCTTCCTCTTCAACCAGATCGTTCGTATCGATCAGGTCGGCGAGTGGATCTTCAAACTCAATGTTGCGCATCTGAGCCTGCATACTTTCGATCTGCTCTGGTGACAGTTCGGTGATGATCAGTTCATCCATGTCGTCTGGATCGCCGTCTTCTTTGTCCAAACCAAGCAGCGCGTAACGTTCCTTGCGCAGAACTTCGAGCGTCTTGGCGGCTTTGTTCAAAGCCGAAAGGTTAGCGTCCTTTGTGCTGAAGGCTGCTTTCGTGTTGTTGGCGTTGATCAGCTCCTGCATGACCATCTTTGTGATGGCTTCTGCAAAGCGATAGTGGTCATTCCGAGTTGTGATGATGCGCTTAGTGTTCTCTGCGGCCTGCTTTGCCATTTCGTCTTCAAGCGCTGACGTGGCTGTGGCGGCTGCTTCATGCGCCCGTGAACCTTTGACTGTGCCGGCGTTTGAAAGCTTCTTGTGAATGCTGTCAGGTCTGATGCCGAACCGTTCAGAGAGTTCCGCGAGTGTGTGATTGCCGTACTCCCACAGAAGGGTGATCTTTTTCCACTCATCGGGTGTGAGGCGCTTCTGAACGCCGGACTTTTCTCCAGCGAGTTCGGCTTCAAGTTCTTCGATTTCAGATTTGGACATTATCGGCTCTTTTTGAACAACGGATTTATTTGCCATTCCGTCAGTTCTTGAAAAAAGACCTGCGGTGCGGGGAACACCGCAGGTCTGACAACAGAGACAAGCGTGTCGGCACAAATGTTTCGACAGAACAAATATAGTCGAGGGGTCAACTTTTGTCAAGTAAACAGTGACTTATTACATGACACAACCCAAAGAGGAGTTCCGCTGGTTAATTTCAACCGCGCTCTATATTATTTACAGTTGACAAGAAAAAAAAAGAAGTTATTCTTACGAATGAGTGAGTAGGGGGAGAAAGACTCTTATTTATAAATAAAGAGCGCGGTTGAAATTAACCAGCGGCAGTCGCCTTAAAGGTGAGTAACAAGGCTCAGATCTCACTCGGATCTTCATCTTCCTTCTCATCAAAGCCTTCCACAACAACATCAAACGAACCTGTATTCACGTCAAATGAACGCAAAGCCTGCGGTGTGAGCGTGTAAGTCATTCTTTTTCTTCCATCTCTTTGACGAAGTCCGGCTTTCTCAATCAACCCGCGCTTCACCAGATACCTCAAAGTAAACTGAAATGCGTTCTTGGTCGGATTGTAGGAAATCTTCTCGATCAACTGGTCGGTGTCCAGAAAATCCCCGTTGTCTGCTCCTTTGAGAATCTTCTCCAGCACGTCAATCTGTTTGGCGGTAAAGCGTAGCGTATCGGTCATAGAATAAGTGGCTCCG